ATATGCATTATCTGCAGCACCAACCAATACTGTTTTCTTGTCAGCCAAGTCCCGTGCCTTGTCAAGTGCTTCTTTATTCTCTGCCATGTATCTCTCATTACCTTCAGCAACCTTATCAAAGTCTATATCCTTTCCTGTCTGTTCTTTAAAAGCATTGGCAAATGTACCAAACCACATTGGTCTCATGACCATTTTATCCGGAGTAGCAATCAACGCATCAGCTTGTAGCTCTACTACGTTCTTTGCTTTCTTTAATGAAAGATTATATATCTGCTGAAGTTTATTTGCCACATCAGATTTTGCTCTACCACCCTTTACACCACTTGCTTGATTAAGTATTGATGTATCAATAAGTCTTCCGCTTAATGTATCTTTAGGAAACAACCTATTTGTTTGCTTGCTCGCCAAGTTATTCATAATCTTGGAAGCATTTGGAGACATTACAACACCACGATACTTCCATCCTGTTTTAAAATCTTTAGGTGCAGCAATGGTAGCAAATGCCACGTTAGATATAAGCTCACCTATAAACCTTGGAACACTTGCAAGAACTGCACGGTATCCTTGTTTTGAAACAAATGCAACAGCATCTTCAATGAAAGAAGATGAAGTAAAATTATTAGTAAGAAGATTGTCAGTTGCTTCTTCAAACGCATTATCAATTGCATTAAATATATCCTTTTGTTGCTTACTTGCATTCTGTTCCTTCATCAATTTCTTTGTCTCATTGATGGTCTTACGTGCTGTCCTTATTGGTTCAGTAAGATAGTAGTCCATTAACACAAACTTAGCACCCCTATTTGCAGAAGCAAACACATCAAAATTTAATGGTGATGCTTTACCTGTACGTGCAATAAGAGACTTCGCCTTTGTTGATGGTCTAAGTGAATTGTTGTAAGAATCAACAAACGATGCACCTGACAATGCTTCATCAGGTTTATACTCATGAAGAACATTCAAATGAATATAGTTATTAAGAGGATGAATCTTATCTCCACGAATTACTGCAGCAGTATATATAGCCTTCTCCCTATTCTCTTCGTTTATTTCTTGAATAGTTTTGATGGCATTTTTTTCTGCAGGATTAAATGATTTATACAGCTTGTTATTATCTATATTGCCATCAGCATCTGTGTATTTATCAAGAATCTCCTGAAGCATATTAGCATCTCTTTCCCCAAAAGTTGATTTGCCATTGTTGATATGTTCAATAGTAGCCTTCAGATAATCGGCAGCAGGATTCACCTGATTGTTACCGGGATTAGAATCATTCTCAAGCTGAAGCATATATGTCATCATCTTAAACTTTGACATCAATGTCTTGTTCGGATCATTCTTGAATGATTTTGCTACAGCTTCTTGTGCATTATCTAATCTATTATTTAGATTTGTTACTGCACTTTTAAACATAGCTTGAGCTTCTGCGGATTTCTCAAATATAGAATCAAATATATTCTTTGTTTTAAAGTCTCCAAATACTTGGTCTATATAATAAAGTGGATTGCGCCTTATCAGTTCAGAAAACTTATCTTTCTTTGTAAGCAAAGATTTCAACTTTGAATAGACTGTAGATAACGGCAATGGTTTTGCATTCATCACAGCAGTATCAAGAACCTTTGAATTGTTTATTGCATTAAGTCTTTCAACCATCAACTGTGCAAAGTGGGGGAAGTAACCATTATTAATATTGTCAATTACACGCAATAAATTTTTTAGCTGTGTATTGTCAAGTCCTTTTACCGCATCTGTTTTAATTAGCTTCTGAAGTTCACGTGCTTTATTTCTTTCGTCCTTCATTGGAAGACCATCGAAATCTATGCTTGCTTCTTTAATATCTTCAATAAGTATATCTTTTTCTTCTTGCAATTCTTCTTCACTCTTTGCTTCTTTTTGAACCATTGGAAGAATATTCTTTCTATACTTTTTCATTATCGCAGCATCCTCTTCTGTGATAACATCTTCCTTAAGCATCTTCTTAATGGTCTCATTGAAATCTATATTTCCTTCCTCATCAACCACTTTATCTTCATAGCTATCAAACATTTCCGCAAGCTCTTCGCTTCTTGAAACTTCTTCATCAACTGCATTAAGTATTTCATCTACTTTGTCTGTAAGCTTTCCTGACTCTTCAAGGTCAAGCACAGCCTTTCTTTCTCCCATCATTGATACCACTTCAACATATTCTGCAAATACAGAGTCGGGTATAAGTGTTGGATTTATAGCGAATAAAGTCTTAAGTAATGGACTAAGCGTTTGAGATACACCAACCTTGGTTTGTGCATTTTTCTTTGCAGTTGGTAGCATTGCTCTTACTTGAGCAATCTGCTCAGCATAGCTTGCATTATTAAATACCTTAGCCATATAGTCTACAAACTTTCCTATAGACTTTTTATCAAACATGTTTACGCTGCTAAACTTCTTTATTATTGAAGCCGTTTGGTTGGCAGTTACATAACCACCGTCTTTCATTTTTCCCAAGTACTTTGCAAGCGCTTGACTTGTTTTGGTCCAAACAGTCTTTGCATTCTTGGCGCCTCTTGCTTCATCAGCTAGCTGCTTCTTTAGCAACTCGTATTCATCCATGGTTATCTCTTTAACATCTTTTGTTTCAGCAAATAACTTTTCAGGTTTTGGTGCAGCCTTTTCTCTTTTACCAAACATCTTGCGTAGATCACGGACCATAGCCTCACGTTGTGTATCTGATGCAGATTCATATACCTTTGAACCCTGTAGATATTCCATAGCATTCTGCATGGCAACATCTTCTGTTGTGCCACGCTGCCTTGACTTTTCAATAACACCTTCAAGCTCTCCAATCATTCTATTATATCCCGGAAGCTCCATCTCAGATACCCCTTGTGGCTTGGCTTCAAGCTCACGCTGCTTGGCAATATAATTTATTGACTCAACTACATCCTCTTCCCTTACATTGTTCTCTGCTGCTGCTCTACGTATTGCCTCTTGCAATGTAATACCCGTATTGACAAGAGCTTTTACTGTTTTAATTACAGCTTTGATTACAGGCACAGCAAGATTGATACCTGTTGTCTCACGACCAAACTTATCCAAGTCAGCCTCAGCCTTATCCAAGAAGTCACGCACTCTTTCAAGCACCGTAGCATCCTTGGTATCTAAGGTAAGTAGTTCTTCTACCTGAGGGATAGGCGCAGGTTCTTGTGCTGTTAATAAATTTTCTACAGCTTTTGTAATATCAGTTACTCTATTTTCTTTTTTATCAGCATGATATAGTTCTGCTAAGTTTGATGGTATATTTTTCTCAGCATTTTTATATTTATCTTGTATATCGTAAATTATATTTAATAATTGTGTTATATTTTCATTAGTTTCAGGAGCCTTCCCGGTTAGTTCAGAATCTACTAAACCTTGAAAGTAATTATCTATTTCATCATTTAATTGTTCTATTGCGTTTGAATACTCTAAGCTCGACTCATCAAACTTATCAGTTAATAATGCAGCACCAACATCTTTTACAAATCTTTTACTCCTTGGAATATCTGAAGATTTTATGTCATATTCAGCACCTCTTGATGGTATATACTCACCACGCTCAGATATAGAGAAGAATTTTTTAACAGCTTTTTTTACTTTTTCTGTAAGTGATTTTTCATCTATAATATTATTAAGTGTATCACCTATCATTTCATTTATACGCACGTTAGCATCACCTTCCAAATCATCAACTTTACTTTCTTCAATTTGCTCTAATGCCTTTGCCGTACTTTCTACATCCTTTAACGCTTCTTGCGGGGTGACGACTTCTTCGATACCTTCTGTGGTAGTGACTTCAGGTTCTGCTTGGGGTTTTCCTTCCTCCAACGTTTCGCTAACTCCGGCTCTTGACTGTACAGGTACTTCACCTGCTGCTTGCTTTTGAATGGCATCTTGTTCTGATTTTAAGGTTTGTAATTCTTTTTCTATTTCAAGCCTTGCATCTTCAGACAATGAACTCGTTCCTGTCTCTGCAAGGTTTTTATCAGCACTTAACAACACTCCCTCTAACTCAGCAATCCTAGCTGAATTATTTACTTCTTCGGTCGGTTGATTCTCTTGAATGTTTTTAATCTGAGTACGGATGGCAGCTGCCCTATCTTTACCTGACTGCGTTGTATTACCTTCAAACTTTCTTAATTCTTTTTCAAGATTGGTTATCTCATCCAACTGTTCTTCACTAAGATTAGGATTAGACTCACGAACCTGCTCCTTAATAGATGACGTTACAATTTTATCCTGTAACTTAATCTTAAGCTCAGGGTCATTTGTAATATCTATGTTCATTTTTGAAAGATCAGCAGCAGTCATATTATCTATCATACCACTAACAATTTCACGTGGCTCTTGCTGAACTACACCTTCAGATATGATTGGCTTAATTAATATACCACTTATACTATAAGAAGATGGACCTCCCCTCTCTGCTTGATTTTGAAATTCTTTAATTTGCTGTTCAACAATGTTTGCTTCAGCATCTTTGCCCTGTTTTCTAAGTATTTTTGCATTTGCGCCCATTGCATTAAGTAAGAATCCAACGCCAAATCCAACACCACCTGCTTCGGTAAGACCCTCAAATATATCTTGGTTTGCATTATAAATATCTTGAGCTGTTAGGTTTGAATATATTCCTTGAAGAATTTCAGTGGTCATCTCTTCTAAACCTCCTGTTACACCCGCAACACCTTTTGTTTTTAAATAATTTACAACACCACCCGCACTTGCCTTATCAAATCGTTTTAAGAACTGCATTACAGGTATCTTTTCAAGAACAGAACCCACTGCAGCATTTTTATAAAACGCTTCAAATGCTTGCTCATCTGTTGCACCCGCCTCTTTTGCCCTATCAAATTCTCCTTGACCCATTGATAGTCCTGCACTTACTGCGGTTGGACTCATTAATTCAGAACCTAATGTCTTTAATGCTTCTACTGCTCCTACTGCCTTAGGTGCAGCCTGTGATGCTAATGCTCCTTTTGCTATTTGTACTGCAGTTGGAGCTTTTGATAATGCTCCTGCAGCTCCTTGTGTAATAATTAATGATGCAACCTGTCCAAATGCTTGACCAAATTGATCAGTTAAGCTGTTCCTAAACTCTTCATCTTGAGGAGTTAGTTCATCAATTGTTTTATTAAAATAATCTCCAAATCTAATAAGGGCATCACTAACAAATCCTTTACCTGTAACACCCTCAAGAGCAGTTCCTAATCCTTTTACAGGACTACCTATAAGATTCTTATAAAATCCTTTATCTAATGATGATACTAAATTCAATACATCACCTTGTCTTCCCTCTTCTTTTGCAGGAACATAATCCTTAGTTCTTTGCAAACCTGTTATACCCATCGGCCCCACAGCAAGGGTCTCAGTAGGCTCTTGACTTACTGTTGGAGCAACGGGCTTAGTAGGTTCGGGTGATACCGATGGACCAACTTCCGAAGGAAATTCCGTAAAACTTTGTACTTTTTCTGCGGGTATTGGACCGACTTTTTTTTTAACAGGTTCTTCTACTACAGGCGCTGCCTGAGATAGACCCATCAATGACCTATAATCTTCAATAGGTTTATTGTATCCATTCTGTACAAACAGATTATATGAATCATCTAAAGCTTGTGGATTTGAAGAAATTAATTTCTTAAATTCATCTATCGACTTTGTGTACCCGTTCTGTACAAAAAGATTATATGAGTCTTGTATCGCCTGTTCGTTCATTATTCAAATTTAAGCAATTATTTATTGTACTTACTTCCTACACCATTTGGTTTTATAACAGGAGTATTTGTTGGTGGAACGGGAGTTGGCTTTGGCTTCTTCATTTGTGCATCAAACACACCTGTTTTCATAAGATTACTTAAGAAGAAAGCTTTGTCTTCCATTTTTGCTCCCGGTATATTTGAAAGTAAAAACCCTTGTATGTTTTTAATGGCTTCGGGGTCATCAAGTTTTATATTTGGTGAAACAATTTTTTTATCTTTAGTGCTTTTTATAACTATATAGTCTTCTCCTCCTACAGCTTCTTCTGCCTCAAATCCTATTTTACTTAATATTGGATTTAGTTTAGGAACAGCTTCTTCTTCAATTTTTGGCAAATCAGTAATTGACTCAGTAACATACTTGCCGTAAAGAACACTTGGGTCGTTAGATTCTGCAGTAGATTCAGTAGATGCATCAGCATTAAATACATTGCTTGTTGTGTTTAATGAACCTTTAACAACATTAGCAACATCTGCATCTTTCCCTAACAAAAGACTTGTAGCTGAACGGATAAAGTCTTCTTTTGTTTTAAGAGAACCATCAGCATTTTTAAATGGTATATCCTTTACTACTCCATTTGTTGTAACCAACGTTATACCATCTGCATTTCTCTTAAATGTTCTTACATTTGGTAATCCATAGAAATAATCTGATGCAGACTGAACTTCTGCAGCAGTTCCACTATATAATTTACCAAGCATATTTCCTGCATTTTGAGCTATTCTTGCAGCATCTCCCCTTTCATATACATAAGATGGAGCATATTCTTTACGTGGTTGGAAGAATGGCTCAACTTCAGTTTTCTGCTCAAGCATACCACGAAGTTTCTTTTTGGTATAATCTTCAGCATTTTTATATTGCTCTCTACCATTTGCAGTAGATTCAAAGTCAGGTTGAAATACACCTTTCTTGTATGTCCAAAGAACAAAGTGTGTACTTGATTCTGCTTCTTTTGGGTCAAGAGTTACTTGATATGGCTTACCCGTTTTAGGATCAACACCACCTGTCCAATCAAAAAGAATTGAAGATGTATTAAAAGAATTTGATAATTTAGCTTGCACTATTTTATTTTCAAGACCAATATATGCATCAACAGCTTGTTGACCTTCTTGACTTAAACCTTTTCGTAATGTTTGATCAGTAATCTTAGTCATAAAACCTGTCTCAGTAGAGCTACCTGTTTTTGTTACAGCTTCTTTAACTACATCACCCATTAATTTTGTCTCAGCTTCTAATTCATCATTAAGCTGATACTTATTAATCTTTTCTTTTATTCTATTTCTTAATTGATTTACAGTCATATAGTTGTTTGGTCCTTCCGCAAGAACCTTAACACCATCTTTTCCTGCCACCATTTTACCAACACTGATTGCACCCGATGTTGGATTTATCAAAGCTTTAGTTTCATTAAGGTTAGCAAATCCTTCTACCATTGCCATGAACTGAGTTTCGCTAGCAGACGCTTCTCCATTCATTCTTCTTTTTTGTTTATCATCGTACTCTGCTTGATATTCTTTAGAAAGATTAAATAGATTCTTTGTTCCGTCTAATGTATTTTGACGAATTAATGTATAATTTTTTTCCTTAAGTCTTCCTGACTTAAAAAGCCTATCTGTCATAAGCCTATAACTTTGCATATCTCCTGCAAAATCAGTAGTCCATTTATTTACATCATCAGCATTACCTTGAGGAGCATTTTCTAATTCTTCGCCAAATTTACGAGATGCCTCATCAAGAGCCGCTTTCTTTTTCTCACGAGTCTCTACTTCTTTACCGAGCATATCGGTAATATCCTTCCCAACTTGGAACCAATTTATTTGACTATCAGCTTGTTTCTCAGCGTATTTATAAAACGTCCTTGCCATTTTTAAAATTTATTTTTATCCACCTATACCGGGTATTCTATATTGGTTATATCCTATACCATAATTATTCTGTAGTCCAAATCCACTTGGTCTAACCTGAGAATTATAAACATTAGGTAACAATGTCTGTACTTCCTTTAATACACTAGGTGAATTACTTTGCATGAAATCCTGAAACTCAAATGGCTTCATATTTGATACACCACTAAAATCAACACCACCAACAGTCCCTAATGAAGCAACACTTCTTTGCAAATCAGATTGACTAAGACCTGCTCCTAAAGCAGATTTATCTATATTACTAGCTAATCTTGATGATGCTGTCTTTTGATATAGAGGTACAAGATTCATAGCTTGCTGACCTAAAGATTGAAGGCCTTGTATCCCCTGCTTTGTTGCTGCAGCTCCTAGTCTAGCAGCCTCTCTTTCTCTTAATGAAGCACCTGCAGCTTCTTCTAAATCAAGGTTAACACCCATATCCCTTAGCCTACTTTCTTCTTGTGCTGTTAGTTTTTCAAGACCGAGCATCTCTTGACCCATTGCCGCAGCAATTTGTCGCTGTGCTTGGTTCTGCATCATTTGAACACGACCTGCTGTAGCTGCTGCACCACGCTCACTCTCTCTTCCTGCTTCAATAAGTTGAGCTCCTGAAGAAAGAGCAGCTTCACGCTCAAGTTCATAAGGCTCTTTTTGAATACCCAATTGCTCATAAAAATTTACATCAAGTTTTTTACGAGCTTCAGCCATAGCTTTTGTTGCTTCACTTTCAGCTTCACGTTGAAGTTTGTTTTGCTTTGCGGCTTGAGTAAAAGACATACCGGTACCGACTGCTGTAGTAGCTAATCCGACACCTGCTGCTATAGTTGTAAATGCTGCCATATTATAGTACTTTTATCATTTCTCCTGTATATCCATCACCTTTTATATACCCTAATTCTTTATAGGTATCTATTAGGCTTGGGTGTTTAATTAAAGCATAACTATATTTATGCCCTGTATTCTTACAAATATTTGTTAATGTCTCGACCAACAACTTGATGGCCTCACTTCTTTCGGGTTTTTTTCTATACCCTTTATTTGATATTATCCAATCTACCCACGCTACCTTTGAGTTTGTGGTATAAATAAACCCCGCACACACAGGCTCATCCTCATCAAGTATCATTATACCACCTTTGCCATCATCAGGGAGAAAGTCTTTTTGCGGAGGCTCCCATCCCCAATCTTTCCACCACCCCACAAGTAAACCATCATAATCATTCTCGTTCAATGGTCGTATATTAAATGGCATCTATACAAAATTAAGGATAACTTTTCATAATTTCTGACTCAACGGCAAATAGCTCAACCTTATCCGTATTACTATTTTCAAGGGTAAACACACAATAATGACCCAACACCCCATGCGATTCAGCCACTGAGTTTTTAATATACATTATATACGGGTTCTGTATTCCCGGAATAGTAGCTCCGGGGATAGTGGTATCCACAGTTAGCCTGTTTAATCCTGTCGGATAGTTAACCTGTATATCAGTTACTTCACCAAATAGAACAGGCGTTGCAAAGGTAGGAGGCAGATTGTAATACAATATATCCCCTATACTTATAATACTACCTATATCTATTGGGTTAGCCCCTATTGCAAAATTGACCTGAACTGCCGCTCCCGTTCCTGTAATTGTTGTACTACGACCTATACCATTCACAGATCTAAGCGGATACTCGGCAGCAGTGGCAGGCGTAGAACCTAAGTTTCTAACAAAAGCAAACCAAGCCTGCTCTTTCTTTTCAAACCAAGTGTCTTGAATAAAACCTGAGTATTGTAGGTCTGTATCCATATTAGCCGTCCAAGTATCATCACCCTCTAGGTTTAATGTCTTGAAAAGTTTATTCTCAAGAGGAGATGTATTGAATACACTTTGAATTGAAGACGAGTACTGTTGACCATAAAAGTTATTCCTAGTATTATTTACATTGTGCCTATAAAGATTGCCACCTTTAAAACTATAAAAATAGTTATTCATTCCTATCATCCAATCAGGATAAAAGGAATAGAATGATGGCCATCCTTGAACTCCTTCACTATATGATAATGTATAATTTGCCATATTTTATTTTTAAGAACAAGAACAAATTGCTGATGGTCCAAGGTCAGTTATATTTCCACTTGTTGCTTTAGTAACATCAAAACATATTTCACTTCCAAGTTCTGCTCCACCCGCAACTAGTTCACCACTGCAATCATAATAACTAAATGAGTTATTATCGTTTATTACACCATCATGACAATTACAAGGTGGTTCACAAGCAGCTTCACAAGCAGCTAATGTTCCATAGGTTCCTGTACCATCACCGGGGTCAATGCATGTTCCTTCAACACAATTGTATGATACCGGAGGTACGCCACAAGCTGCTTCGCACGCAGCCAATGTAGCGTATGTACCCGAACCGTCTCCGGGGTCTACGCAAGTGCCTTCAACGCAATTATATGATACAGGAGGGGGCTCACCACATGCTGCCAAACACGCAGCTAATGTAGGGTATGGTCCTGAGCCATCACCGGGGTCTTCACAACTTCCATCAGCACAAATATATGATACAGGAGCTACGCAGGCAGACTGACAAGCTGCTAATGTTGCATACGTACCTGAACCGTCACCGGGATCAACACAAACATAATCAACACAGTTATAAGATACAGGTGGTGGTGTACCGCAAGCCGCTTGGCATGCAGCTAGTGTAGCATAGGTACCTGAACCATCGCCCGGATTTACGCAAATACCTTCAACGCAATTGTATGAGACAGGAGGAGGTGTACCGCAAGCAGCTTCACATTCTTCTAGGGTTGCATACGTTCCCGATCCATCACCGGGATCTATACAACTACCTTCAATACAGTCATAAGATACAGGTGGTGGTGTACCGCAAGCAGCTTGACAAGCTGCTAAAGTGGCATAAGTTCCTGACCCGTTACCCGGATCAATACAAGTACCTTCAATACAATTATATGAAACAGGAGGAGGTTCACCACAAACGCAATATACTGCAGGTCCTACATCTGTAATATTAGAACTATGTGGAGCATTTATATTATAACATATCTCTGAACCAAGTTCTGCACCGGCTGCAAATAGTACACCATCACAATCATAGTAGCTAAATGCATTGTTATCATTAATTATACCATCATGACATTCACAAGGTGGTGGTACGCCACAAACTGCCTGACATGCAGCTAGTGTAGCATAAGTGCCTGTTCCATCACCGGGATCAATACATGTTCCTTCAACGCAATTGTATGTAACAGGAGGCTGACACTCTTCACATATAACTTGAGGCAAAAGAACACCCGATACCTGCTGCCTTACTATTACACCATCAGAATAGAATCCATCAGGAGCAATTGTGGTTAAATTTATATCAGAATATATCACCGTGGCTGAACCGAGTGATGGAGCATCTAAATAAAATGTTGCACTAATAGCCATTGTTTATATTTTATATCAATTAGGTACTTCACATCCACAACACGCATCAATCTCATCAACATTAGAATAACACAACTCAATAGGTAATGCGTTTCTATAATCCCATATCAAATACAAATATTGACCCACCGAAGGTACGGTGAAATCAGCATAAAAATATGGTGTTGAGCCTACTACAGGAGTAGCTTCTGTTGCTACCGAAAGTAGGTTTGCTATCTGTATAGGTGTATTATTATATAAAGTATTGCTTCTATGGTATCTAAAATTGTCTTGAGTTATATCAAAATCAAAATCATCAAAGTTTATCTTATTTGAAGCAAGCCTCATTGCGCTACCCGCAGGAGGGAATCCACCTGTACCTACAGCTCCTGTTGTTACATTATATCTTGATACAAGGGGATTGGCTGTACCCGAAGCAAATGTTACCAACGCAGATTGAAGAGGGGATATAAATGCTCCATTTGCATACCTATATTCGTTATGTATAAACTTACCCGCATCAACACTATTTGTTACACAAACCTCTATTATAGTAAGCTCTTCAAATAATGGGCAGTCTGTAGTTACATTTATTGTTATGTCATCTACAGCAACAATCTGTATGTCAACAAAGTCAATTGTAATTAAGTCTTTATTTACAGTAATAAACCCTGAGCTATCAACAATGCCTGAGCTAACGGTAACGCTATTATATGTGGCATTAACAATAAACTCACCTGTTGAAGCAGCGGGAACTTCATAATTGACATTGACATCACCAATAGTGTTACCAACTGTTACGCAATACTCAACGGTATCACCTGAAGCTATTGAAGCAGTTTGAGATATACCACAGTTTACACATTCAATTATTGCAGGTAACTGAGTATCATTAGTGCTTAAAACATATTCATTGAGATATGGATCAAATCCACCTAACTTTTGAGTAGTCAAACCTTCTATAAATGTATCTCTAAACCAAGTCCTCATACCACTTTCTGATACTACTCTTAATTGATCACTGCTATATGAGTTACCTCTTATTTGAATTACAGCACCTCTTTTAACATCAGTAAAGTATCTGTCGTATCCCCACTGAACATAACTCTCAGGATTAAAACTAATACCATATTTCTCTACCCTTGCTATCTGAGTGCCTAATACTTCAGGAACAGATGTAATTGCACCACCTGCTGCTGCATCAGAAAGCAAATTCTTTCCTGCCAATACATACGAAATCTTATCCTCTTGCAATGTTAGTACGTCTGTCTCTCTCCCATCTAGTTTATATATTGGGCCAAAAGACTGCTCAAGATATTTATAGTTAAGTAGTCCTAAGTTAAATTCATTAAGCTTATTTACGTTTGACTCAGTATTGTATATACCACTATAAGTAATATCAGCAAATCTGTTAGCTTCTTTATAGTCTTGCGCTGAAACAGATGTTACCCTGTTGCCAAGGTTAAATGTCTTACCTACTATAGAATCAAGTATCTTATAACTCTCAGCTCCGTTACCAAAACAGAAGCAGTTAAAAAATTCTGTATCTACAATAGCTGACGTACCACCCGATATATTTTGATTTTGAACATTGCCACTATGGTTTCCATTAGCGTCAATAGAAAAAGATAAATTATTTTCAAAGAATACATCAGGTAAAGCATCTTGTGGTTGTGTTTCAAATATAATAGTTGTTTCAGCCCTAAACACTTCTACATTTGCAATAATAGTAGACCTTCTTTTTTCTCTAGATAATACACCTCCACATCTAACTGTTCCGCTTAATAAAAGTGAAAGTTGATTTGTTGCAATATTTCTGTAGAATCTATAATAGTTTGTATCAATAGCTGTTGGTATATCATTGCTTGTAGAAGCTAAAGTTGATACATATACATTATCTATGTCGCCACCACCTGCTCCAACATCCTGTATTCCTTCCGTAATAACATTTTGAACATTCTCCCCGTCCCACCAATCTTTCATATTGGCATAGCTTGCAGAAGATACTAAGTTTTTTTCTAACGTATATATTCTTTTTTCACAAAGACTACTACCACCTCCTACACCAAGTCTTTGAAATTTAAAAGATATTCTTATTCTACTTCCTGCAGGAACATCATAATCAACCCAAGCAGAAGTAGCAGTATCATATCTATTCATTGGATAAGAAAGAATAGGAAAATCATTTGGAGTATTTTCATCAACCTGTATAACACCCGGAGCTATTATAGAAAGCTCATCTTTTACAACAGCGAAGTTGCTTGGGTTCATTTTCATATAAACGCCCGATGGTACATTTATATTTTCAGTAGGATCAAGCTCACTTGGTATTACTATAAACCCTTCAGCCTTTGCTTCCTTTTCAAGAACAGTTGCATATACACAAGATGTTGTTGGACCTCCTGTATCTGCCTTTACAATAAGCCTATCGCCCTGTTCAACTTTTCTTGCATTTTCTCCCTCAAGTAAAAAGTACACATCATTTGAGTTAGGGTCATTAAAGAATATGCTGCTATAAATAACGTCATAATTTTCTTCATCAGGCTTGATGACAAACTTATATCTCTTAGCCCAATAAGGCGCTCTTTGAGTTGATGGTATTGTAACCTGTATAGAATTTTTTGTACTTGAATTAGCACAAGGAATAGATACTGTATTATTGGGACTAACCAAAGCAGTTGATGCTCTATTATATTCATCCATATAAACAATACCAATCTCATATCCTCGATTGCTGTGTAAACTGCGAGGTGAATTTATCTTTTGATACGTTACTTCTGCGAATGTCACAGAGTAATATTCATATACATTAAATGTAGGTGAGGCAGTATTATTAACATACCTCATTGCTATGAATTGTAAACCTATAAGTTGACTTGCAGGCGTAGTAATTATAGCTATAGGTTGACCACCCGCACTAATTCCACTAGAATATTTTGTTAATGCATCTAGGTTTAATGGCAATGCGTCATTTAATTGATCAGTAAGTGTTGTACCTCCCGGAGTAAATGGATATACAGGATTAATGTTCGCTACAGTACCTACTGCTTCTTGAAATTCAACACTAGTTGCTAAGTCATACACAGATGTATAATCTCTGTTCAATATAAATGAAAATGTAATCTCTATATTTTGAGATTGTTCTGTTGGATCAGGAGTATCTCCTGTAAAATCAGCGTGATTAAGCCTTATATCTGCACTAATTGAAGATCCTGCAATTAATTCAGCACCTGTTAAATCAAAATATAGTACTGAGTTTGCTATTGATTGAGAGCCATTAATTGTATAATTACCACTTGCTGTAGTGTCAACAAGCTGAGTACTATCTACAGGCTCAGTAATCAAGTTGGCTGTGTATTCAAATTTTACAGGTTGACCAAACTTATCAATCAAATCATATCCTTCAGTATAATTACCATACATAAGCCTGTTACCCATAATGGTTTGAGCTTTTGCTATAAGTGGTACATTATCATATAGTCTTAATAACTCAGACTCAGGTAGTACTGTAAAAATTTTACTATTTGTAAATACATAAGTGTAGTCAGTATTATCAACAAGTCCAAGCTCAGCTTTATCAAGCTTTTCAATAACCTTTATAATATTACTTTGAGCTTCTTTAAAAAGCAAGTCAATACCAACAACAAGAGGGCCTCCTGAATTATATGTTACACTCGCAGCATTTGCAAGGTTAACCATACCCTCGTTCAAGAAACTGTTAATACTAAACTCAAATGGTTTTGGTATAAAAACAGGATCAGAGAATTGAGATGTTGCTGTATACTCACCATCTTGGTATCTGTATCTATAAGCAAAACATATATACCTAGTCTTTAAAAAATCATCTTGACTTCCTGTAACTATTGGTTGTACAGTTGGAGCTGCAATTGGCGGCTTCTTAATAACAAGTATTGACTCTGCTGTAAATTGGTCTATATTAAGTAGCGGATTTGCATAGTTCCTTTTCCTATTTATAAATCTTGGAGGATTGTAGTGATCTGTAAAAAATATTAAATTCTCAACAATATCAACTCCTGTTATAAGATATTTTGGATTAAAGTTTAATGTTGTATTTACACCATCTCCATCATCTACGCTAATTACGTGATACGTAAGTATATTGGTATTTGTATTATAAGACACAATCATATCAAGCTTTCCCGTAGCTCCTACAGTAAAATTTGAGTCATGTATAAACCAATATAATGTTTCGTTTGCGCTATCATCAATAGCTCCTATACATTTAGCCGAAGAACTTAATGGTGTCCCATCAATATATTTTATTGATGTAAGTGGTAAGTTTCCTTTTGTATTTTCAATGACACCAATCTCGGAGTTCTCAGTAGAACCCATGCGAATATTGAGTGCGTCAATATATTCTCCATCAGGAATAAGGCGTTCATCAACAACCTTATTCATTCTACCTGCTGTAAAGTTCCTTGTAATATTTGCCATATTATTTCAACCACTTGTCCATACCACGTAGATTCATAAGAAGTCTACCCGGATGAATGTTACTGATTCTAATTTTTGCATTTCTTAATAACGCACTTTTTTCTTTCCTAGCCCTATTCACAACATACTCTTGAACACCAAGTTTAGAGTTTAGTATCTCGTATTGAATATAAGCATATATGTATTTCTCAAACAATTTATTTACAGAAACAAGAGAATCATCACCATTCTCCATACCATCTGAAATATATTCAAGAATAACAGATTGATTATACATATCAGAGTTAAAGTAAATAACACCCTGTTTTTTATCTATATTAAATGTTGGATTAAAGTTAGCTGTTTCAGTATTGAGACCATATCTCTCTCCAAGACTATAATCAAAATACCAAGCCCCATTAACATTCCAACCTTCTTGCCCATTATATTTACTTTGCGGGTTAAGATAAATACTCTTTTTTGTTCCTGCTAATCTTTGTACATCAATCTCTGAGAACTCAGGAGATAATGCATTACCATCTTGGTCAAATAATATCTTACCCGTTTGGTCTTGAAGGTAAGCCAATGAGGATATAACCTGAATGTTTTCCGTAAGTGGTCTCAAGTACCCATCTTTGTATAAGTTAACTCGCACCCAATTGACGTAGTCCGATGGAAGTACGTACCTGAGTGTGTCATCAACGGTAAGCTCCAAGACTTTAAGCTCTTTAAAGGCATCATAGTTGAGTTCTTGGACTGCCCTTTTTGCGTGAAATAATATCTTATATCTCTCTTCATTGTTAACAAGTGAATGGTTGCCTGAATACATCAATAAAAAATTATTGACTATATCATATAAACTTACGTATTGATAAGAACCCCAATTTTTATTTTCGGGTTGATTACCCCCATTTTCATAATACTGATATTGTGATATATATGCCATATCTTATTATTGTTGTTGCTGTTGTTGTTCTTGTGCTGCGCCAAACTGAACAGGAGTTATCTCACGAATAGAGATACCTGCATACTGTAGTATCTTTAAGACTAATTTATATTCATCTTCTATAGGAATCTCAAAGTCTTGATAATCAGGTTGTGATTGATCAAATACAGGCTCGCCACTTGCGAGAGTTATGTATGTCCACTTAGGGTCTTTTGGATATCTAAAGTATTGTGCATCAACTTCATTTGGCAAATTAATGGTATCAGGATAAACCGTCATTATACTACCTTCTTGAACATACGCAGGGTACGTTTCTGTTGGAGCTGTAAGAAGAGAAGTATTTAGCATTGTTATTTTACTGTGATTTACCTTTTCGGCTTCTCCCTTTAAAACTCTTGTTGGTCCTGAAGCATCATAACAAAGTACTTTATTAATCATAAAGTAATCATATCCTGTAGTAGTAACTGATGGAAGATAATATCTATTTGTTGCTGCTGAGACTTGAGTTAATGAAGATGTTGTAGAAAATATTTCTATAGCCTCTTCAAGAATTTTTTTAAAATCAGCATAAGAAGTACCCGACATACGGGCATTCTCCATATTTATAGTCTTATTATATAAAGAAAATGTTTCTTCAAATAGTTCCATCTGAGCCTGCTTTGCATACAGGTTAAAATCAGATGGAGAAATATACCCATAATTGTTCTTGTTTAGAACAGATAATACGGTATTTCTTACTGAGTTTATCATTGTACAATTTTTACAAATATAAACAAAAAAAAGAGGGTATTTAAATACCCTCTAAAATCAACCATTAAAACCTACTATAAACTATTTTCAAGCATTTTTAGGGCATCAATGCCATCATCAGTTTTAAGAAATTCAGCTACGGTAAAATATGGATCTTGACCATAAGGTACAGTAACCATCTTCTTTTTATTAGAAGCTGTATTAAACCATACTTCTTTTTGACCGTTTCTAAAAGTCAATAATTTATTTTCAAAGAACACATGTACGTTTGATTGCAACCTTAACATCGGATCATTCAAGATATTTAGGAATCCGTGTGGGTCTTTTTTAGCATAAACCAATACGTCACGTTTCAATTCTGCGGTAGTAAACCTACTTGGGTCCTTACCAAATAATACTCTCGACACTGTTTCAAGCTGCTCAACACTCAATTGGCGAGCTTCTATAAGAGCATCAACCTCAGAAGCAAGCTTCTCTACCTCTTTAGCCGCATCCCTTTCGTGATCTACCTCTATAAAGGTACGACCATTTAGCGGATGATAATGTAAAAACTCCTGCAAAACAGGATTATTTTTGGGTACTCTTAGGAACCCATTTTCAAATATAATTGGCTCAACTATAGCGTTACCATCTTGTTCGTCCTCAAAAGGCGTCTTTTGATTGATGGCATACCTTAGTGGCTTATTAAGATTATTGGCTTCATCAAACCAAAGAAGAGGGTATCTTTTTGTGTTTCTCGATGGAAGTGTATATGAAAGTGGAGCCGATTCTCCTTTTAACTTATAAATCTTGTCAGAAGGAACTTTATTCTGTTTCATTTGATATAATTTAATTAAAATTTAAAATAAGTGTGGAGGATTTTAATGCCCTCCACACTATATATAATACTTCGGATTAAGAACCGTAACGGAACAATACGAAGTTGTTAGCACCTAGAGTACAAACGCAACGCTCAGATAGGAAGTTAACCTCCATTGCATCAAGATCGCTTGTTTGAGCACCTCCGGCAGAACCTGTAATCCAAGTCTTGTAACGGCGGTCTTCAGTCTCAGATGCACGATAACGTACATGCAAGAAAGGACGCTTAGCATTTTTGCCAAGGATTTGGTCGTACACGGTTGTAGAACCTGCAGGAACCAAAAGACCTGTTACAGTACCTGAAGCAGAAGCACCTGTTGGCAATCCACCACGCATGGTTGGGTCGTTCAAGTATTTCCAATCAGACTTGTAGAAGTCATAACCTCTACGGAAACCTGTGAAACCAAGATTCAACGCCATATCCTTATCGTTGTCGAAAAGACCATAAGATGTACCATTTGCTCCGTAGCTGTTTTGAGCAGCAAGCATATCGTCAATGTCAAAGCTGAAGGCACGATTTACGAAGATTACGTTCTCTTCGATAGAACCTTGCTTGTCAAGACGAGAGATGATAGCATCAAAATCAGCAAGAGTAGTTGGGTTACCACCACCCCATACGTTACCACGGTCGTTAACAACGTAGAAGATACCTTCTGAACCTTTGTTACCAACTTGAGTATTTGATGTTTGTGTAGCAACACCTGATCCTGACTCAGCAGGAACAGCCTCGATCATTGCAGTCTCAAGGTAATCCTCGAAACGAAGACGAGTCTCGTGCTCACTCTTAAGATACCAAAGGTATCCTGTAGCACCGTTTTCAGTTGTAATTTCTACCCAACCAATTTGAGCCATATCAGAACCGCTTACAGCGTATTTGTCCTTGATGATGATTGGAGAGTTGTCGAAGATTTCGTCTTGAGACTCAAGAGAACCAATCATTCCATTGGTACCTTTCTTAAACTCAGAACCGTAAATCCAAACTGAAAGAGTATCTGTATCAGCAAAACTCTGACCTGCAGCTTCGTAATAAGCAACATCGAAAGTACCTGCTGTAGTGTTTACTGCAGTAACGATACCCTTATTAGAAAGACCTGTAGCGTTATCAGAGATGTATACAGTTTGACCAACACGAATAGCAATGCCACTCACGTTAGGATCACTTACTGTGATAGTAGCGGTATCATCACCTGCTACACCTGAAGATGCGCAATCTACATACTTAGTATGAAGACGACCTTGTTCTGCCCACTTAATCATGTCTGAGTTAGAAGGCATTTCAGCACCTACCATACGAAGGAAAGATGCTACTGTACGATTACCATAACGCTCGAACTCCTTCTCATAAGTATCAGGAAGATACTGATTCAAGAAGTTGAAGTTGGTAATATAGTTTGTTGATAATGGTACCTGCTCCGCACTTGGTTGGAGCTGATAACCGGGACTTGGTAAAACTGCCATTTTTTTTAATTTTTAAATTGTTATACTTTTCTAATACTACGAATCTTAAGACTCCTTCCGGAATCAGGTGCTACAGTTTTTACCTGCATACCCCCCTTATTTACAACTTCAGGTGCCCTGCGTTCTGACATATTTATATTTTTTGTCTTACGTAAAACATCTTCTGTTGCATCTGCCAAACCCTGTTCATAAAAGTGTTTAGCAAACTTTTCGGGATTCATTGCCACTGACAAAGCCCTATGATACCCTGCAGCATCTTTAATCAATCCACTTTCATCCAAGAACTTCCCTATGAAATTCATTGGATTTGATTGTAGCTTCTTTAATTCAGCCGCACTGCCCGGAGTAAAAACAACCTTTTTATCATTAATGTCAAACTCAAATCCTTTAAAATCTTTACTAAAGATCTCTTCAGACTTTTGCTCAAACCACTGACGCTTGCGATTATTCTCTTCCTCTATGGTCTTTGCCTGTTGCGTATATTGACGATATGCTTCATACTCTTCTTTTTCATCAGGAGATAAACCTGTACCACTTGACTCAAGCGGAAGTTTATATTTTTCCTTTTGTTCATTGAAGAAGTTTTTAGCTTCGGCAATAGCTTTTTTTCTAGCAATTTTAATTTTCTTGACGCTAGATTCATCATCAATACTTTCATCATAAGAGTACTCCTCCATTAAAGTATTAATGTCTTCTTCGTCAAGATCTTTTTGCGTAGAAGAAAGATATTCTTTAAGAAGTTGATCGGGGTTCATTGAATCATAATCTTTTCTCAACTTGAGAAAATCCTCAAATCCACGTCCCGTATCCTTCTTATATTTCATATAAGCAGCCACATCTTCAGGTAGAGGCTCGCTCTCCTGACGTTCGGCCATCAATTCATCAAATGAATTGATTTGCTTATTGTATCTTTTACCTATATATGAAAGAACTTTTTCTTCAGATAGTTCCTCTTCAGGCTCTACCATAAGTGTTTGTGGCTCAATTGCAGTAGTGTCAATTTTAACTTCAGGTTCAACTTGGCCGCTTATTTCTTGCTCATGTTTTTTAAGCAGTTCTTCTTCTACCTGTTGAACACTTTTTTCTTCTGCCGCATCGAGCGCTCTTACTTTGATTTCCATTTGATTAGATTTAATTTATTACAAAATTATACAAAAATTATTAACTTTTTATCTAGGCTCAAACTCAGCCAAATCAAAACCATCTAAGCTATCCTCATTAGACTCGAAGTTTAATGGAGGTAGATTATTCTTTCTTTGGTTTATAAGCTTTGATTGCTGTGTATTTTGAACAGCTATTCTTTTTTCTTTGGCATCTTCTTTCATGTTATCACGAGTTGTAATAGCAGTTTCTTTTACTCCTGCAAGTTGCATCTGATATTGAAACTCTTGATTCATTAGCATACTCTTCATCTCAGCTTCAGCCTTAAGCTTCTCAATATCAAAAGCTACTTCAGCTTGTTTGATTTGCATTTTAGACTGAGACTCCATTTGAATCTTTTGCATAGCAACCTGACCTGCAAGTTCTTGTGATTTTAATTGCTGCTGTGCTACCATAGCCTGTTGTTGCATAGCCATTTTTTCTTCCCTTTCTTGCTTCTTAACACGTTTCATTTTAAGAAGCTGATTAGCAAGTTTTATATTTTTAATTTCACGTATGTCAATAGCATCCTCAAGGTTAATATCACCCTTAGACAATGCCATCTGAATGTTGGCTTCAAGTTGAGCCTTTTGTTCTTCATCAGGAGAAATTTCTATAAATATTCCAAAATCGTATATATACAAATCTTTTATCTCATCAAGTATAGATACATTGTACTTGCCAATCTTATTTGCAAAGTCATCCCTAAAGTCAGCATACTCTAGTATATCAGCAACTCTAT